GACACCGAATGCGATTGCAAAGAGTAGGGACATATCGAGAGCCTCGCGTTGCGATTGTTGTGGATGCCGCGACAACACGCCGCCGCCTCACGCATAGAGAGAGCTCGCATATATAGCAAACCGCACCGACGTTCTCGAATTGTTCCACATGGAACATTGTACCTATACCGAGCCCGATAGACTGCGCGCACATAGACTTGAGCGAAAAACGAAATAAAACCGCAAAAAACATAAAAAAAGCTATGAGAGAGCCTATATTGACGGGGGGGAGGGAAAAACCTTAGAGGGTAAGCACTGCGGACCGTGCGGGGTCAGAAACTTTCACACCCACGAAATCGCAGGTTTTTGCCGAGCCGTCTCGGTGAGCCGTCAAATGAGCAAAGAGGATAATGCGACAAATGGGCAGACCGAGAACACCCGCCGGAAAAGCTAAGGTCACCGGGGCCGCTGACAAAAACCCGAAACGGTATGCGGCAGCGTTGGCGCTCGATAGCGCCGAGCTCGGTGAGCCGTCCGAATTTCTTGACGACTTTGGCAAGGCGGCATGGGTTCAATTCAAGCGAGAAATCCCGTGGTTAAAGGAATCTCACCGCGCCTTGATGGAGCTCGCGTGCAATTTGCGCGGCCAAATGTTCGGGAAAACGCAACTCAAATCGACAGATGTGAAAACTTATGCGGCGCTTTTGAGCAAACTTGGCGCGACGCCATCCGATGAGGGCCGCATTGCGGATGCCTTAGGATGGCAAACACCGCCCGCCCCGGGCGTGAATGCACCCGATGACAATGGAAACGGCGAGCAAGCCGCCGCACCGTCACACCGTTTCTTTGACTAATGCCGTCACAGACTACGCCGAGCGCGTCCTTTCGGGCGAGATTGTTGCGGGGCCGCATGTCCGAAACTCATGTCAACGTCATCTCGATGATCTCGAGAGTGCGCATGAGCGCGGATATTATTTCGATGAGGATGCCGCCGATCACACATTCGCTTTCTTTCGCGAGCAACTGAGGCTCAGTGAGGGCGATCATGAGGGTCGGGCATTCGAGCTCGAGCCGTCTCAAAAGTTTATCGTCGGTTCAATTTACGGATGGAAACGAGATGACGGCACCCGTCGCTACCGCCGAGCCTATATCGAGATGGGCAAAGGCAACGGCAAATCACCGATGGCGGGCGGCATAGGTCTCAAAGGTATGATGGCAGATGGCGAGCCCGGCGCTCAAATCTACGCCGCCGCATCCAAAAAAGAGCAAGCGCAAATCCTATTTCAAGATGCCGTCAAGATGGTGCGCAAGGCAAACAAAGAATTGCGGTCGCGCGTCACGATCTCGGGCGGTCCAATGCGTGAATACAATCTCGCCTATCTGCGCACGGGCTCATTTTTCAAACCCGTCTCGAGACAAGCTGGCAAGACGGGCTCAGGTCCGCGCCCTCATTATGTGCTCGCCGATGAAGTGCATGAGGTAACCGATCGCGCAATCCTCGATATTCTCGGGCAAGGTTTCAAAGGCCGTCGTCAACCGCTCATGCTCATGATTACAAACTCGGGCTCAGATCGAAACTCGCTTTGTTGGGAAGAACACGAGAACGCCGTGCGCGTCGCGGCTGGCAATGCTCATGCGAAAGATGATGACCCGCATTATCTCGGCGACCCTGAGGCGGTCAAAGGTTCCGATGCTTTGTTCTCATATGTGTGCGGTCTCGATGTCGGCGATGACCCTCTCACCGACCCGTCGTGTTGGCCGAAAGCTAACCCGTTGCTCGGCGTCACGATCACCGAGGATTATCTGCAAGGCGAGGTCGACAAGGCTCTCGCTATGCCGGGCAAATTGAACTTGATCTTGCGATTGCACTTTTGCGTTTGGACCGATGCCGCGACCGCGTGGATGACCCGTGCCGCGCTCGAGCCATGCCTCGCCGACTTTGACCCGACAGATCATCACGGCAAGAAAGCCTTTCTCGGTGTCGACTTGTCTCGCACCCGAGACATCACAGCGAAAGGCGTTTGCGTTCAAACTGGCACCGTCGAAAGCGGTGAGCACAAGGGCAAACCGATGATCGATGCTTGGGTTGAGGCTTGGACACCGGGCGACACGCTCGCCGCTCGAGAGCTCGCCGATAAGCAACCTTATAGAAAATGGGTTGATGCCGGACACATGAACGCACCTAAAGGCGAGGTGATTTCATATCGCCGGGTTGCACAATCGATCGCCGAGGATTGTCACGACTTTGATGTGATCGCTCTCGCGTATGATCGATATGCGTTCAAATCATCTCTCGACCCTGAGCTCAGCGATCTCGGTCTCAGCATTGAAAAGGTCGAGCATCCTCAGGGCGGCACCAAAAAGGGAAAGCCTACCGAGGCGATGATGCGTGCCGCAAAGCTCGCCAAAAGAGAGGCCGAGGGATTGTGGATGCCCGCGAGTATTCGGCAGCTCGAGGAATTGCTTTTTGAGAAACGCATTCGGATTCTAAACAACCCAGCTCTCGTCTCGGCCATGATGTCGGCGGTGATTGATGATGACCGATGGGGCAACTATTGGCTTACAAAAGATAATTCGGCGAATAAAATAGATATGGCGATTGCCTTGGCAATGGCGGTCGGTGCCGCTATCGCGTTAAATGACACGGGCCGAGGGTCGGTAAATAGTTGGATAGAGAGCCTGAAAGAAAGTGAATGAGATGAACATTTTGAAAAAAGCATTGTCGTCGATCTCTCGAGCAACGATCTCTCGGGCGCCGATTAGGTTGAGGGGTGATAACGCACAGCTCAATGATTTGATGTCTATGAGAAAGGTCGGCGGTGAGGTTGTCACTCGAGACAGCGTGACGGGCTTAACGGCAGCATGGGCTTGCATCAATCTTTTGACGGGCTCGATCGGCGCGATGCCGATAGAGGTTTTGCGACCCGGCCCGACGGGTGTGCCTGAGGTCGACAAGTCGCATCCGCTCTATTCGATCTTGCATGACAGCCCGAACGCCGATCAAACCGCTCTCGACTTTTGGGAGTTGATGCAAGCGTGCCTCGAGCTCGACGGCAACGCATATGCAGAAAAGCAACGCGGTGTGAGCAACGAGCTCATCGGCCTTGACCCGATTGACCCGGCAATCATGCGCGTCAATCGCAACCGAGATACGGGCGCGATCGAGTATCGTTGGCGAGATGCAAACGGCAAAATGCGCGAGGAAACCGACGAGAACATCTTGCACATTCGCGGTGCGCTCGGCGGGCCTCTCGGTGGCATATCCACAATCAAGGCTTGCGCGCGATCTTTCGGATTAGCTCAGGCATCTAACAAAGCCGCATCAACTCTATATGAAAACGGAGCTCGACCGAGCGGAACACTGAGCACAGATTTACCGCTCGACGCTAAGCAACGCACCGAGACAGAGCGACTCTTGCAAGAAAAGTTTGTCGGCGCGGTAAACGCCGGGCGACCGATGTTGCTTGATAATGGTTTGAAGTGGGCTCAGCTTTCTTTGTCCGCTGAGGATTCACAGCTCATCGAGAGCCGACGTTTTTCGACCGAGGAGATTTGCCAGATATTCGGAACGCCGCCGCACATGATCGGCTACACGACATCGAGCACATCATTCGGCAAAGGATTGACCGAGCAAACTCACGGCTTTCAAAAGTTTACCTTGCGCCGCCGCTATAAGAGAATCGAGCAGGCTCTCGAGAAAAGCCTATTGACGCCCGCCGATCGTGTTGCGGGCGTTACTATTCGATTTAACCTCAACGCATTATTGCGCGGCGTCGCATCTGAGCGCGCGAGCTTTTATCAATCCGGCCTTGCGAATGGATGGCTCACGGTGAATGAAGTGAGAGCTCTCGAAAAGAAACCGCCCGTGCCGGGCGGCGATGTGCCTCGTGTTCAAATGCAAAATGTGCCATTGACCGAAACAGCTAAACCCAAATTACTCGAAGAAACTTAGAGAGGATTTATCATGAAAACGAAATCAGACATCGAGAACAAAACACTCAATGCGGTAATGAGCGTGAAAATGCTCGAGGCCGCTGGACAGTTTGAGGGCTATGCGTCGACGTTCAACAACGTCGATCAAGGCGGCGACGTTGTGATGCCGGGCGCATTTAAAGCGAGCCTCAAGCAAATCAAAAAAGAAAAGCGGCTTTTACCTATGCTTTGGCAACACAACCCGAATGAGCCTATCGGCATCTATACGGACATTGCCGAAGACGAAAAGGGCTTGAAAGTCACCGGGCAAATCTTGCTCGATACAGGTGACCTCGCAAAGCGCGCCTATGAATTGCTCAAGGCGAGCGCGCTCGGCGGCATGTCGATCGGGTATCGGATGTTTCCCGGCACCTATGAATACGACAAAGAGGAACGTGTCACACGCCTCAAGAAAATTGATTTGCGTGAAATCAGTCTCGTCACGATGCCGATGAATATGGCGGCGCGCGTGACAGGCGTGAAAAAAGACGCTATCGCGATTCGTGAGAAGTTATCGGGGGGAGCCCGATTGACCGCTCGAGAATGGGAGTGCTTGCTGCAAGGCGAACTAGGACTCTCGAAAACTGAGGCGATGCGGGCAATATCCGCAAACCTTGGAAAAGGTCGGGGGGAGCCCGGCAAAACCGACGAGCTAATCAGTGACGGCGCGGTCGCGTCTGAATTGGCAAAGCTCTTGAAAACTTAAACGGGCATCCCGCTCAAACCTGAAATTGAAAAGAGACTATCATGAAAATTCTACACAAACCCGTATCGATGGCGATGTTGTTGGCCGCGTGCGCAACTCTCGGCACAGACCTTTTGACTGCTCGACACTGCCGTCGACTCTGTAAAGGCGATTGCTGAGGATGCGCTCGGCAAAGCTGAGGCGGGTGAAAAGCTCACAAGCAAAATGAAGCAAGACATAGACGAGGCGATCACAAAGATGAACGTCACCGACGAAACTCTCAAGACTATCAATCAAAAGATGGCTCGCGGTGCGGGCGGCTTTGGTGTTGATGCTCAAAAGAGCGCCGGGCAGATGTTCACCGAGGGTGATGCGTTCTCAGCGTTTCAAAAGAAAGGCCAGCCGATGCTTGTCTCTCAAACGTTGCGCCACGAGATCAAAACGATCACGTCACTCACGACAGATGCGCCGGGCTCAATGGGTGCTCACATCGAGCCTCAGCGCGTTCAATCGCCGATGGCTATGTTGCCTCAGCGCCGCCTATTCTTGCGCGACTTAATCGCGAGCGGGCAAACAAACTCAAGCTCGATCGAGTATGTTCAAGAAACTGGTTTCGTGAACAATGCGAACGTCGTTGCTGAGGGCGCGGTTAAGCCTCGCTCAGATTTGCAGAGCGAGCTTGTCGATGCGAAAGTGCGCAAGATCGCACACATCATCGGCGCGTCGATGGAGATTTTACAGGATGTTCCGGCATTGCTATCGATGATCGACTCTCGTTTGCGCTATGGGCTTGAGGTTAAACTCGAGGCTCAAATGCTCAACGGCGACGGCACAGGCCAAAACCTCAACGGCATCATGACGCAAGCGACGACGTTCGCCGCGCCGACGGGCATCGAGGTTGAGGGTGAAACAAAGATCGACCGCTTACGCATCGCGATCTTGCAAGCCGCTCTTGCCGAATACCCGGTCGACGCTCAGGTGCTAAACCCGATCGATTGGGCAAGCATCGAGCTAACGAAAGACAACGAGGGTCGCTATATCATCGGCAACCCGGTCGGGTCACTACAGCCGACGCTATGGTCACGCCCGGTTATCGCGACGCAAGCGATGGCGGTTAATAACTTCCTCGTCGGCGCGTTCTCTCAAGGTGCTCAGCTCTTTGACCGTATGCTCGCCGCCGTCCTAATCTCGACAGAGAACAAGGACAATTTCGAGAAAAACCTCATCGATGTCCTCGCCGAAATCCGGGTCGCTCTTGCGGTCTATCGGCCTGAGGCATTTGTCAAAGGCACGTTGCCAGCGGCGGCAGCGGCCTAGACAGTCGTTGAAAACTGAATTAACCGAGGGCGGCGCGCAAGTGCCGCTCTTTTTTTATGTAAGGAAACAACATGCAGAAATT